AGGCCATTATCTTTGGCTGTTTTTTGCCACCACTGTAGTAAAGGCATATCAGCATTGATATCGACATCAACTCCCTCTTCCAATTCAGGTTTGGTAATTTCGTAGTTTTCAGGTACTTTAGCTCTTTTTTCTTTTTCAATATCTTCGCGTACTTGTTTTGATAATTCATCTGTTCTTGCTCCCAATTTTTTTTCTAGTGAATTATAACTTGCTGAAAGTTCTTCAACATTTACTTCATTTAAATCTTTATTCCAAAATTTTTCAGGAACATACTCAGGTCTTTCTTGAGTATTTGTTTCCTGTGTTTCTTGTGTTGTTACTTCTTCAACCATTCTTTACCTCGTCTAATTCTATTTTTAATTTGTTGTAACATATACCTTTGACCTTCCAAGTGCCATAACACTCTAGTATCAGCAGTAGGATTTACAGTAGTATTATTAACAATACTATCGAAATAATCCAATATTTTTTTGCCATCTGGATCAGAAAATACTGCAGCAAAGATTCTATCTAATTCTGCTATTTGTTGTTTACTGTCTTGGCTCTTGTGTACTAGGGATTCCCAACTCATTTTGTGCCATATTAGACTGTTGAGTTATATTTTGCAACTCTTGAATTATCTGTTGTTGCTCTTCTGGGTTTCTAATAAGTTTTTCTGGTAATCCTAATTTATCTGCTAAATATCTAGCAACTTCATCTTGTTTAACAATCATGTTAAGTATTTGTGGACCAAATGTTTGAGCTAAAATACCATTAAAGTTATTTACAACTGCTATATCTTGTTGATGTTGTGCTTGAGATAAAGGAGATTGAGATACTACTTTTACTTCTCTATTATCAATTTTAGGAATCTCAATTCTGCCTTGTTTAGATAGTATTCTAATAACTCTACGAAGTACAGGTGTTACAAACTCTGCTTGTAATCTACCAAATGATGATCCTATTTGTCTTGATAAATCAGACATTCTTTCTGCAACTTCTGTAGCAGACATTGGTGTTCCTTCAGGTCTACCAAGTGTTTCCATATATAATGCTTTTTTAATATTCTGACGCATATCACCAAGTACTAACTGTGCCACATCAAATCTACCAGCTCCAGCTAAAGGTGTAAGACCTCTACTGTTTGGAGCTACTGGAATCAAAGCGCCCGGAACTAGATTTATATTATCAGGATTTACTACTCCATCATCTTCATAAGTATATATACCACTAATATTCATCTGTGCATTTTGTAGTATTAATTCTACTGTAAGGTTAGTAGTTTTAATAGCAGCCATACTATTGAATACTGGGCCACGACCATAAACTTCACCTGATCCTTTGTTCCATCTAAATACAACATAAGGATTGCTACCAGTTCCTTCTAATTCTTTTTCAAAAATTACTTCTTCTTCATTCATACAAGCTACACAGTATTTATATTTTTCTACATTTGGCTCATCATATAAACGATATACAAGTTCAACTATACTTGCTTTTTTGTTTCCATTTTTTTCTATCTGTTCCATCATATTTTCTGACATTACAGATTGAGGATATGCTACCATAAGTTGATTGTATGGTATTTTTCTTTTTCTAAATATAGTATCTATTGAATTATCTGGCCCATTGTTTAACATTATTTTAGGTAAAGGTACTGCTGTAAATTTAATAGGATTTAATGCATCTCCTTCTTCAATAAGTAAACAACCAGTACCAATAGCACAGTCCATAAATGCTTCATGTACTTCTTGGTTAAAGTTTGAGTTACCTAATACTTCAAATACATACTGTGTAATTTCGTCTAGTGCTGCATTAACTTGTGGCTTTTGATCATTTGGTATTTCTGTACCAGCTTCAAAGTTTGCCCATCTACCATATGTTGGAACTATACCAGCTTGTAATCTACTAGCAAATTCTTGTATTCCTACTACTGCAGTTTCATCAAATATTTTATCTGTTCTTCTTTGCCCAACAGTTTCTTCATAAAAAGATTCTCTTTGTGGCATAGTATATTCATATGCTTCTTCGTATTTATCTTTCCAATGATCAAAGATACTTTCTGCATCTTGATATTTTTTAAAAAACATTTTGTAGCTACTTGTTTGATCCCCAATGTTATTCTTTTCAGGTACATCTATATAAACCATTACACCATACTCCCTGTAATTAATTGTTTAGAACTATTAAAAAACTTTCTAGATGCTTTTAATGCCTCTGCATTTCTACTTAATGCTAGTTTTCTTTCTGCATCAGTTCTGTAATTTGTAGACGCAGAATCTTGTTCGTTAGTATTTGCAGTTTCCATTGCACTATCATTTACATTAGCTCCACTACCTGTATTTACTCTTGCAGTAAATGATGCTGATGATTGTGCTTTTGTAAAATTATTAGAATAGTTTTCAAATGATGTCCTTCTTGCATCATAAGCCATAGCACTTGGTATAAATGGAACACCCATTAAAGCCATTCCACCAGCTATTGCAGTCTTTAATTTTTGTTGTGATTCAAACATTTCTTTTGATACTTTTGTGCTTGTAAGTATACCAGCTGGATTACCAGTTCCCATTGCTGGCGCTGCACCACCGGGTTTCTGTCCATATTTCATTTCATATCCTTTGCTAGTAAGTCTATAATTAAATGATCCATCAGGATTTTGTGATCCTTTAAAAGCTTCACCAATAGATACAAGAAACTCATTTGTAGCTGTACTAGCAGCTCCACCATACATCATGTTGCCTTTATCTTTTTCTTTTTGTACTGCTTTATTTACTACTACTTTTCCAACAGATTTTGTTGCTTCTGATCTTTGATCTGAAGAATCATATCTATCTCCTCCATAACTTCCACCACCTGAGCTTGAAGAAGTTCCTTTATTACTGCTCATGTTTTCTTTCCTTCTTGATAAAACCCTCTGCCACCAGCTCTAGAAAACATTGATCTTTGTCCTACTAATCCTTTGGCTTTTCTTCTTTTTAATTTCTTTTTTGCTTCTTCATTTTTTCTTTGTTCTTCTAATTCTTCTTGCCTTCTTCTCTCAATATCTTCTCTTACTGCTTTATCTGCTGCAGTTTCTTCATATTTTGGTCTACGAAATGATCCCATATCAAATGTCTATTTCACAATATCCATCTTTTTTCAACGCACAATATAGCTGATAGGGTGTAAATACCCAAAATCTGCTCATTCCTATCAATCTTTGTACATAACTTACACATGAATGTTCTTTTATCCAGCTTCCCATTATAACTGGGAATCTTGGTATTTTTTTCTTAACTGGTACTTTTACTATATGACCTTTCTTTTGTTTTATCATTCTAAATATAGCATCTACTTTAGTTTCTGTAAGAACTTCTATTAATAATTGACCAAATAAAGTTTCTATTAATATCCATACTTTTTTTTCAGGATCGTATCCCATAACTCCACAGTGTTTAAAACCTTTTTTAAAAAATCTATGTGTATTATGGTAATCTTCGTTTTGATAAAAGAATACTAACCATTCATTCTGTTTTGCCATATACTTCTTCTTTTTTTATCTCCAAATATATTCCAACCTCTAGTCTTAACTACTGTTGGTTTTTTTGCTCTACCAGATATTAGCTGTTTACCTTCTCCAGCTCCTAACATTAAATATTGTAAAGCATCATGAACATGAGAGTATCTATTCTTCATTGGCTTTTCATCATATCTATCTCCTGATGTTTGTAATCTTCTGTAAAAATAACCACCATTAAAACCTTTTTTTAGATTTATACATCTATGATCTACAATAAAACCAGATTGTCCTTCTATTAATCTGCCTAATGCTGTTTCTACTGATTCTATTCTAAGAGCTACATCATTACTATGTGTAGGTTTACCCATTAATCCGTTTTGTCTTAGTATTTGAAATGGTGTTGTTTCATCTGTTTGAGCTCTAAAATCTCCAGCTGGATCACCATATATTTCTATATCTAAGTTTCTATAATTCTTTGCTATTTCATGTTTTAGAAGTTCACTAAACCTAGCTATACCCATATCAAAACAAACTAGCTCCTGTAATATTAACCATTTACCATTAGGTAGCTTTTGACCAAAGACTGCAGCTGGTGTTAATCCAAAATCTATACCAATAAATACAGTCATTGGACCAGCTTCTAAATCTTCTTTTGACAAATGCATTTCTTGATTCCAGTTTGGATATACTGGTTTACCATCTTCTAATGATCCTAGTTTATTCATTACATAAACATCTATCCAACCTTTAGTTTTACCTTTAATTATGTTTGAATAATAATCAGGTGTAAGATTATTTTTATTTTCACATGAAATATTAGGCTCATATCCTTCTAAAGTTCCATCTTTATTCTTTTTTTCTGTCATAGCTGATGGTTGAGTATGAAAACTCCAGTTATCAGGTTTAACTAGCATTAATGCTTCATCTCTTGATAAATGATCTGGTACTGGTACATCTCCAGCCATAATAGGCCACCAATGATCTTCTTCTGGTGCGTTTGTATCTGCAATAACTCCATACCAAGATGCACCACCATCTCTCATACTAGGAAATCTACCTACCCTCATAGTACAAGCATCTATAATTGACTTTGGCAGCTCTCTTGCTTCGTTTACCCATACTCCTGTAAGTTCTAATGATAGTAATTTTTTAACATCTTCAGGTCTATCTAATGCTAGGAAGATAACTTCTAAATCTAATTCACCTACTGTTATTCTATGTGTGTAAGGTACACTCCATTGAAATGTTCCCCATTCGTTTTCAGGAAACCAATCTAACCATGTTTTAATAGTAGTCGTTTTAAGCTGCGGATTAGTGTTCCTAATAACGGCCCAGCGGGATTTTCTTTTTCCTTGTGCGTTTTTTTTCTGTAAGAGACTTCTTCTAAGTATCTCAATACAACAAGCGACAGACTTGCCACTACCTACTGGCCCTCTTAGTCCTCTAAAAAAGTCATTTCCCTTGAGAAATGCTTTTAAGATATTGCCATCTGCTTTGTAATTGAGTTGCGCCATCTATTTTACTTTGTTTAAATGTTCTACTAGCAATTTTTCTCTGATTTTTGGGCCAAGACTTTCTATTACCTTGTCGCATTCCTTGTCCGTTATCGAACTTTCTGGAAGGAATCTTAGATGTACCATACGTACTATCTTTCTTAGTCTTTGCCTCTCCTGATAACTTATGTTGAACAGTTGCCTGTTCTCCAGATTCACTACCTTGTCTGGATCGTCTATACTCATACAAAAACTCCTTAAATAAATTCCAATCAAGATATACCATTGGATTAGAAAAGTCTTTCTTTAATATTAAAAGATCAGCTGATCCTTTCCATTTATCTAATTGAGTAAAACCTTCCCCACTTTTACGAGCTTTTACTTCTATATTTATTCCATTGAATAAATCAGAAACTTGTACGTCATGAGGAAAGTCTTGTATAGCTCCTGAGAGTGGTTGTCGTCTAGCTTTAAACCCTTCAGCTTGAAAGAGCTTCACTATTTCGTTTTCTACTCTAGTACCCTTTCTTTTTGCTTTGCTTGACAACTTTCATACCCTTTTTCTTTGCTGCTGCTTTGGCTTTTTTCTTACCAGCAGCAGTATAAGGAAACTTCATTTTTCCGACTTTAGGCATCTGCAACTCCTTTAAGTTTACCTGTTAAATTATGATTCTTTGCTCGAAGCTCAACCCTATCATTGTATGCTTTTTGCAATTTATCCATTAACACTTTGTTAATTTCTTTAATATCTTTAACTTCATCTTTTAATTCGTCAACCTTTTTGACAATGCCATCTAAGTCCATATCTTTCATTTCTCCTTTATATTTGATTTGGGGTAAACTACAATAAATATATAAAAGCTAAATGCTTTTCAATTCACTTTTTCTTATTTCTATTAGCAAAGTTTCTAGCTGATTCAACGGAGCGAAAACCCCATGCCCTAAGTGCCAGTGCCTTTCTCGTTGGGCGACCTTTTTCATCTTTCATTGGCCCTTTCATACCAGCAAATCTGGCAGCGAATGAAACTCTCCTACCATCTGTACCTTTTTTTTGTGGTTTTTTTAAATTACTTCCTTCTTTTCTTTTAAAGTAAGCTCTACCAGCAGCATTAAGTCCACCTTTAGGATTCTGATACTTTTTTGCGACCATATTTAACTAAATTGCCTAAACCTTCGTACTTTCGCAGCGATTGATTTTGGCTGTTTTGATACTTGTTTTCCTTTTTTCTTTGCTTTTCTCTTTTCTCTTGTTGTACGAGCATATTCACTTGCTGTTAAAGACTTAATAGCTTTCTCAGGAAGATATCTTTCTCCTGTTTCACTTGATTTCTTTCCAGATTTGGTACGCCATTTCTGTTTACCCCAAGCTTTAAGGCTTCTTTGACTTTTTGCGAGTGCCATTCTTCTTTTTTTTCTTTAATAATTTAAAGTCTGCTCCTGAGATTTTACCATCTCTATTCTTATCTAATTTCTTTTGATTACCTTTAAGCATTATCTATATCCTCCTCCAGCTTTCTTATAAGCCTTAGCTAGTGCCTGTGCTTTACGAGCTGACCATTTACCGGCAGCAGTACCATGACTTGCTTGTGCCTTAATGCGATTAAATATTTTTTTTCGCATTGTAGGTTTCGTATAGTTACCAGCTTTATTTACTGTACTTTTTTTAGTCATAATTTTTATTGCCTAGCTAGGCGTGAGAGTAACCCTCTCGTAGTTTTCGTCTAAAGACAATTAACCTTAAATCTTTGAATTATTTTTGTCTATGCACAATTTACTTTTTTTAACTCTGTTGTGTGTATGACATCTATCACTACCTAGAGCTGTTAGTTTTTAACCCCCACTGCTAGTTTATCCAAGATCTATACTAACCTTTATATCTCCTACGTGCGTGTGTGACACCTTATCTGGTGTACGCAGTCCTACCCTGTCTAGAATATCTTTACTAGCTTCTAGCTGTACGTATTCAGACTTGGCGTTGTTGGATAATTCAACCATCTTCTTACTAGCTGTAACAGCTCCTAGTCCTATCGTCTTAGCTACACATTCCATCATGTACTTTTGTACCTTTGGGAGACGTAGCGTACGACTAGCACTTACTCTTGCTGCTTCTGTATTATTTTTTGTTGAATATCCAGCGATTATTCCAGCTTCCTTTATGGTACAACCTGTTGTTACGATGGTATCAACTAACTTCCGTTGTTTATCGGTTAATTCGTCATTCATATCGCCTCCGTTGGATAATTGTAATCATTGATAAATTCATGTCAAGAACTATCGTCAAGTAATATCAGCACATCGCTGTATCTAGTAGCCTCGCTCTCGCTCGA